ATCATAAGTTACAATTGCGTTTTGATTAAGAGTTACAATTGCGTTTTGATTTTTAATTTTATTTTTTAAAAAGACTTGACTTGTTTTACAAAAAGAATTATATGTAAGTAAATTATCGGGAGGACATAGTGCAAAATAAAAATATCACTACATCAGAACTACTACAGTTAGTAATTTTAAGAGAATGGTCTACTCAAAAAAGTGGAGTAGCTAGTGCCAAGAACGCAGAAGTGTTTATGAATTGGTACGGTGCAGATAAACCATTTAAAGATTTAACTACTGACATACTTCGTAATTTTAAATTTTATTGTAAAGATAAATTAAAATACAAAGCAGCTACAATTAATAGGAAGTTAGCGTCAGTATCTAAATTAATAACATATTCACGGGGTATGGGCGGGTTTACTTTTAAATGGGGTATACCTATGGTTGAATACGAAACTGAGAATAATCAACGTAAATTCATATTTACTGATACAATAGAAAAAGAACTATTGCAAACAAGCACGAATTGTGGTTATAATGAACTTAATGATTTGTGGATTTGTTTAATAGAAACTGGTTGTCGTGTTTCTGAGTTATTAAACTTAACGTGGGCTAACATTGAAAATGAATTTCTTTGTTTAAAAGATACTAAGAACGGGGACACTAGGTTTGTTCCTATATTTGACAAAGTTAAAAACATTTTTAAAAAAAGAAAACAACTAAATTTAGTTAGTCCGTTTCCTTACAAACTGCACGTGGTAGAAAACAGTTGGTCAATGATACGTAAAAAGATGAATATGCAAAATGAAAAAGATTTTGTTATACACTCATTTAGACACACTTACATTACTAGACTACTTAAACGTAGGATAGGTATAGAAGTTGTACAAAAGGTTGTTGGACACCGAGATATACGAATGACTCAAAGGTATAATCACCCAACAAAAGATGATTTAAGAGAAGCACTAAAGGTACAAATGTGATTGGAAACTTTTTAATAATTTGGTTAGTAAGTGGAGAGCCATTGTATTTCAAACAGCAAAACAATGGTTGCCATGATACTTTTGAAAGATTAACTCACACTAAAACTATTACAAATAGTAAAGGTCAAAAACAAATTGCAACCTTTTATATGGGTACAGAAGTTTTAGTTTACAGATGTTTTGATTATGATACCGCACGACTTGAAAATTAAACAAGAGCTCCTAGAAGGAGAAATGATTAGTGGTGGGAAAGAACGCTACTATAAAACTTTAGAAAAAAATATAAAAAAAGGTAGGCTAAGTGTTACACCACCTTTTATTTATATACAAAAGTTTTTATTAACACCTTTAGCTGACCGCATTGAAAAATTTGTAAAAGATAGCTATGCGTCAGATAAAGCTGGAGTACGTAAAACATCTGCCGAGCCTTTACGAGACTTAAACGACAGTAAAAACGTAGCTTTAACTACACTAAAGTCAGTCATAGATAGTATAGCACTAAATAAAAACCTTTTACAAACTTCTATTAACGTAGGTACAAACGTAGAGTTTGAATACAAGGTTAAAATATTTAAAAAAGAAATGCCTAATATACATTATAAAATTGCTGCTGATTTAAGTAAAAGAACTAAAAATTCTAAACACAAAAGAAAAGTATTTAGTCACACATTAGACAAGTACAAGGTAAAAGTTGAAGACTGGGATATATCTAAAAAAGTGTTAGTAGGTCAACAACTCATTGATTTACTTATAGAGAGTACGGGTTTGTGTGAGGTAGTATCCATCAACGTAGCCCGTAATAAAACAGTTAACTACCTACAGTTTAAAAAAGAAATAAAAGATAAAGTAGATCAAAAGAACTTTGAGTGTAGTGTATTAACGCCTTACTACAAACCTATGATTTCAAAACCTAGAGAGTGGCGTAATAGTCCTTTTAATGGTGGCTACTACAATGAATACTTGGCTAAACAACCTTTAATAAAAACAAATGATTTTAGTTATTTAAAAGAACTTCAAGAAGAAGGTCATAAAGATTTTTATGATGCCGTAAATCATTTACAAAATGTTCCGTTTCAAATTGATAAAGAAATGTTTGAAGTTATGGAATTTATTTGGGATAGAGATTTAGGTATAGGTCATTTCCCAACACGTGAAAGTTTACTAGATGAAAACAATAGACCAAAAAATATTGTTAGAAGTGAACTGGTTGACACCGACAAGGAAGCACTAATTAAATACAAACGAGATTGCACTAATGAATACAAAAATGAAATAGCTAGGATTTCAAAAGTTCTTTCTACGTCAATAGCAATATCAATTATAAAAGAATATTTAAATGAAGATATGTTTTATCTTGTTTTATTTATGGATAGGAGAGGTAGGATTTATACTGTAGGTAATTATTTAAGCTACCAATCAGATCAAAAAATTAGAAGTGTTATATGTTTTAAGAACGGAGAAAAATTAGGAGACAGGGGTAAGTATTGGTTGTTTGTACACGCCGCTAATACATTTGGTAATGATAAAATATCGTTTGATGAACGGGTTAAGTTTACTGAAGACAATTTTGAGCTTATGCTTTCTTACGCTGATAACCCGTTTGAGAACAGGGGTTGGGGTGAAGCAGATAAACCTATGGAGTTTTTACAAACTTGTTTTCATTTAAAACAGTACAAAAAATACGGGTTAGATTATGTTTGTAAACTTCCTGTTTCTATGGACGCTACCTGTAGTGGACTACAAATTCTTAGTATATTAGCTAGAGATTACGAAACAGCTTGGAAAGTTAATGTTACTCCGTCAGATAAACCGCAGGATATTTATACTATTGTTGCTGATAGTGTTATTAAAGAAGTTAAAGAATTAGCTGGTCAAGGTTCATATGAGGCTAACCGTTGGTTGCAATTTGGCATCACTAGAAGTATCGTAAAACGAAATATTATGACGTATGTGTACGGGTTAAAACAATTTGGAGCTCGTGAACAGGTGTTTGATGAGTATAAAAAACAATTAGATTTAGGTAAACCTAAAGTTTTAAAAGATGACGGTTTTCAAGATTGTAAATGGTTAGCTAATATAAACTGGAGACATATACAACAACAAGTACCTAAAGCATCTGAATTAATGGTTTGGTTTCAGAAAGTAGCTAAATTATTTTCACAAGCTAATTTATGTATGAGGTGGACTACTCCTATGGGATTTAAAGTTACACAAGATTATAGATATTTACAAAAGTTTAAAGTTAAAACTGCTATATCTGGTTCACTAGTTTATACAACTTTACGTAGACAACTACATAAATTTGATGTAAGAAAAATGCAAAGTAGCATAGCACCTAATATTACACATAGTCTTGACGGTGCTTTAGCACAAGCAGTCGCTTTACGTTGTAAACATAGCCCAGAACCTATACCAAACTTGTTAATGGTTCACGATAGTTTTGCTACTACTCCTAATAAAGTTGATTTATTACATAAATTTATTAGACAATCTGTGGTTGATTTATTTACGGAAGACTATTTAACTAAATTGTATGAAGATTTTGCTAGGCAATTGCCCAACAAACAAAAAGCATTACTAGAACCACCACCTGAAAAAGGAACTTTAGATATTACTAAAGTATTAGATAGTAAATACTTTTTCATGTAGTAAGTAATAGGTCAAAAAGAGTACGACCTAAGATGTACTCTTGGAAGTACAAGTTAAATCTTGGAAACCAATACACTAACAACAAACAAAAACTTATGGAAAAAATAAAACTAACAACTTATACAACTCCAGCTGGTACGGCATTTTATCCGTATTTGTTTACACCAGATACTAAATTTGATGCTAATGGAGTTTATAATATTAAATTAAGGTTAACTGAAAAAGAAGCTAAACCTATAATTGATTTAATCAATAAAGAAATAGCTTCTGAGTTAGCTAAAAATAAATCAACAAAGAAATCTGAATTTCTACCATACAAAAAAGTAGATGGTGGTATTGAGTTTCATTTTAAACAAAAAGCTAAAGGTAAAACTAAAGCTGGAGTTGACTACGAAAAAAAAGTAAAAGTATTTGACTCTAAAAGTAAAATGATTACTACACCTTTGATTGTTTATTCTGGTAGTACAGTAAAAGTTGCTTATCAAATAAGACCTTACTTTACTAACATACTTGGTTGTGGTGCTACGTTAGTATTACAAGCTGTTCAATTATTAAATTTAGTTGAGAGTAATCAAGCTAAAGATAACTTTGGTTTTAATCAAGAAGACGGTTTTGAATACGTTGAAACCAACCAAACAGTAGCACTTAAAAATGGTTCGGTTCAAGAAGAAAAATTCGACTTCTAATTATAGAAGCGGACTAGAAGATACTGTTATTGAAGATTTACAGAAACGTAATATAAATTTTCAATACGAAAAAAAAGTAGTTTTATATTTAAAGCCTTCTACAAAGCATAAATATAAACCTGATATAATGTTAGATAATGGGATTTTGATAGAGATAAAAGGTTATTTTACTGCGACTGACAGGAAGAAACATCTTTTAGTGAAAGAGCAAAATCCCGAGTTAGATATAAGATTTGTTTTTGGTAATTCTAAAAATAGAATACATAAAAAATCTAAAACAACTTATGCTGACTGGTGTGATAAAAACAATATTAAATACGCTGATAAATTTGTCCCAGCTGAATGGATAAAACAATGAAAAACAAGGAGTTAAATTTATGGGAGAACACAATACTGAAAGCGAGTTTGTTAGGCATATACCGTGCACTAATCCAATTTGTATGTCTAGCGATGCTAATTCTTTATATAGCGATGGGCACACTTTTTGTTTTAGCTGCAATACTTATGTTGGTAGTTCGGGTGTTATTGAGTCCAATAATCCAACAACTAAACAAAGTGCTGATTTGGTTTTTGGTAATTTTATTCCGTTACTTAAACGTAATATCACGTTGGAGAGTTGCCAGAAATGGAACTATCAAGTCGGTAAACTTAATAACGAAATAGTACATATAGCTAATTACTACGATAAAAATAAAAACGTAGTATTTCAAAAATTAAGATTTAAAAATAAAGTTTTTAAAACAACTGGTAATATAAATAATGCTTTACTTTACGGTCAGCAACTTTGGAGACAGGGTGGTAAAAAAGTTTGTATATGTGAAGGAGAGATTGATTCAATATCTTTGTCACAATTATTTAATCACAAGTATCCAGTCGTGGGAATACCTAATGGTGTTAATGGTGCAGTTAAAGCATTAAAGAAACAACTTGAATGGTTAGAAAGTTTTGAAGAAATAATTTTATTCTTTGACCAAGACACTCACGGTCAAGACGCTGCCAAAGAATGTGCAGAACTATTTACAGTAGGTAAATGTAAAATAGCTACGTTTGAATTAAAAGATGTAAACGATATGCTTGTTGCTAATCGTGGCGAAGAAGTTATCAAAGCCATGTGGGAAGCAAAAGAATATAGACCAGACGGAATTGTTTACGGAACTGATTTATGGGATTTAATTAAAGAACCTGTACCAGTAGCGATTGCACAATATCCATTTTCTGGTTTAAATAAAAAATTATATGGTTTAAGAAAAAGAGAAATAGTTACTGTGTGTGCTGGTACTGGAGTAGGTAAAACTTTATTTACTAAAGAACTTATGTATTCACTAATAAAACAAAATCATAAGATTGGTATTATATCTCTTGAAGAAAGTTTACAAAGAACTTGCCACGGTATTTTAGGTATTAGTTTAAATAAACGTGTTCATATAAAAGGAGTTAGTAACATACCAGTTAATGAACTTGAAGAAGCATACAAAGATACACTAGGTAGTGGTAAAGTATTTTTATATCATAACTTTGGTAGCACAGAACAAGATAATATATTTACAAGAATTAAATTCTTTGCAAAAGGTTTAGATTGTTCTTTTGTAATATTAGATCACGTTTCTATTTTAATATCTGGTCTTGATATTGTAGATGAAAGAAAAGCGTTAGATGTTTTATTTACTAAATTGAGAACTTTAACTGAAGAATTAAATATAAGTTTAATTTGTGTTGCTCATTTAAAAAGATTAGACGGAAACCAAGATCATACTGATGGTGTTGCTGTTTCGTTATCTCACATACGTGGGAGTGCGAGTATAGCACAACTTTCAGATGCAGTAGTTTCATTAGAAAGAAATTCTAACAAGAATGAAAACAAAACAATTATTCGTGTGTTAAAAAACAGATTTTCAGGAGATACTGGGATAGCATCTGCCGTTAACTACGATACAACAACTGGAAGATTATTAGAGGAAAATGACCAAAACTTTATTTTTTGATATAGAAACAAACGGACTTGACCCGTCACTAATACATTGTTTAGTGATAGTGGACGAGAACGATAAAGAATTTATTTTTACAGGAAATGACATTCTGAAAGGAACAAAACTTCTCACCGACAACTTGATAGTTGGACATAATTGTATTGGGTATGACCTCCCCGTCCTCAATAAATTATTAAATTATTCTCATAAAAGAGAGTTAGTCCACGATACGCTTTGTCTTAGTCGCCTTATCTACCCTGACATCGCAAATAGCGTTGATGTCAAGCTGTTGGTGAGAGGTACAATATCTAAAAATTCAGTTGGTAAACATAGCTTAAAAAGCTGGGGAGAAAGATTACAATTTAAAAAATTTGATTACCAACAAAATAATCCAGATGCTTTTGAAAAATTTGACGAAAAGATGTTGGAGTATTGTATCCAAGACGTAAAGATTACTAAAAAATTATATGAAAAATTTATGTCTAAAGGATTTAGTAAAGAAAGTATTGAACTAGAACATAAGATAGCTTTCATAACTAAAGAACAAGAACTACGTGGTTTTTATTTTGATGAGAAAAAAGCACAGTCCTTACAAGCTAAATTATTAGCAAAGTATAATGAATTAAAATTAAAATTAGAAAAAACTTTTATAGATTGGGAAGAAGATTTAGGAGAGTTTATACCTAAAGTTAATAGTAAAAAGTTTGGTTATAAAAAAGGAGTGCCAGTTAAGAAAACTAAATTAGTAAAATTTAACCCATCTTCAAGACAACATATTGCTAATAGATTAATAACTTTACACGGTTGGAAACCAAAGGAGTTTACTCCTACTGGTACGCCAATGATTGATGAAGACATATTGTCTAACTTACCTTACCCAGAAGCTAAATTATTAAATGAATATTTATTAATAGAAAAAAGATTAGGAATGTTATCTGAAGGTGCTAACGGATATTTAAAAGTAGTTAAGAAAGGTAAGATACATACTTCTTACATAACCAATGTGGTTACTGGTCGTATGAGCTCTAGGTATCCTAATTTACAAAATATACCAAACACTCATAGTTTATATGGTAAAGAATTTAGAGAACTATTTATACCTAAACCAAACTATGTAATGGTTGGAGTAGATGCTAAATCATTAGAAGCAGTTTGTTTTGCTCATTACATTTATAATTACAAAGGTGGTAAAGAGTATGCTGATTTAATTCTTAATGGAGATTTTCACACTTATAATATGAAAGCTGCTGGTTTACAATCTAGAGAATTAAGTAAGACAATGTTCTATGCTTTATTGTATGGAAGTTCATTTAAAAGATTATCTGAAATACTTGATTGTCCTATAGCTGAGGCTAAGAATATATTAGATAGATTTTATAGACAATTACCTTTTTTAAAACAAATTAAAATAGACATAATAGAAAAAATAGAAGCATACGGAGTTTTAAAAGCATTAGATCAAAGGATATTAACTGTGAGAAGTAATCACGCAACATTAAATACTTTAATACAATCTTGTGGTGCAATTATAATGAAAAAAGCATTAACAATATTATGGGATAATTTAAAAAATAAAGATGCTTGGGTAGTGGCAACTATTCACGATGAATTTCAAATAGAAGCAAAAAAAGAAGAAGCAGAATTTGTAGGTCAACTAGCGGTAGATAGCATAAAAAAAGCGGGAGAATACTTTAAACTTAGAGTTCCAATTAGTGCCAGTTTCCGTGTGGGAAACAACTGGTCGGAGACTCATTAACAACGAAAGAAAACAATGCAAGTAATATTAGTATTAACCGATGTAGGAGACGATAAAATTGCTTATTCTCTTTTTGAAGCAAAGGCAGAAGGAGAAACGGCTTACCAAGTATCAGTAAGTCCATCTGTCCAAATAGGAGCTATCTTAGGTTCTTTTTTAAAAACAGTAGAAACTTACACAGAAGATTTTGCTAAAATAGCAATATCAGAAGAAGTTAAATCTAAATATCCAGAGTCAGATTGGAGAACTAAATTTTTAAAATCAGATGGTTCAGTAATACAATTAGATTTATCTAAACTTAAACCAAAAGGAACTTCTTAATATGAGTACATTAATAGTAGATGCAGATATAGTTGCATATAAATTATCAACTGTATCAGAAAAACCAATACGTTGGGATAATGATGTGTGGACTTTACACTCAGATGAAACTGAATGTATAGTTATGATTAAAGATTATTTTGATAATTTAAAAGAACAAACTGAATGTACAAAAATAGTATGTGCTTTTTCTGATAAAAATAATTTTAGAACTTCTATTTTACCAGATTATAAATTAAACAGAATAAATACTAGAAAACCTTTAACTTTAAAATTTTGTAAAGATTATATTTATAAAAATTATAATGGTTATATTAAACCTAATTTAGAAGCTGACGATATAATAGGAATACTTGCCACTAGCGATATTATACACGGTGCTAAGATTATATGCTCAGAAGATAAAGATTTAAACCAAGTAGAAGGTTTACATTACAATCCAGCTAATAGAGAATTTTATAGAATTAGTCCGCAACAAGCTGAATATAATTTTTATTTTCAAGTTTTAACTGGAGACCAATCAGATAATTATAAAGGTTGCCCAAGCGTTGGTGCTGTTAAAGCTGCTAGAGTTTTAGCTGATTCTAAAAACTATTGGCAATCTGTAGTTGAGACTTATGAAGAAAATAAACTAACAGAAGAAGATGCACTAGTACAAGCTAGAGTAGCTAAGATATTAAAAAAGAAAGACTATAATTTTAAATTAAAGAAAGTAATATTATGGTCTCCGCCAACTAAACAAAAACCAAAAGGCATTAAGATTTCTTATTCAGAACCAGAAGAAGAAACTACTGTGTTTGGAACAAGGATATAAATATGATTAATAATGATTTTAGTTGTACTTTAAAAGGTTGTTTAGCTGAGTTAGCTGTAGCCTACAAATTTTTAAAACGAGGTTATTATGTTTCTAGACCATTAGACCCATCTTGTCCTTTTGATTTAGTTATTACAAATAAAAAAGGTAAAAATTATTTAATAGATGTTAAATCTATTTCATACAGAAAAAAAGATAAAAGTGTAATAACTAGATGTTTGACAACACTACAAAAACAACTTAAAGTTAGATTTTACTTTACTAATATTAACGGTCTTAGTGCAAGACAAATTAAAAATATTAAAAATGACAAATAAAACTTTTTTTAAACAAGTAGGTGGTTCACATTATAAAGAAATGAAAATACAACCATCTGTATTTATAAATGAAAATAACTTACAATTTGCAGAAGGTAATGCTATTAAATATATTTGTAGGCATAAACTTAAAGGTAAGAAAGAGGATATATTAAAAGCTATACATTACTTAGAAATGATATTAGAAAGAGATTATAATGGATTACAAACTAAAAGCTAAAGAATATTTATTCTTATCTAAGAATACGAAAGAACCTACGTTAGCTAGGCACTACTATACTATGTATATTGAAACTTTATTTAAAGGTGATTTAGTTGCTGAAGATGAAACTACAGAAGAATTAAAAGATAAAGTACCTGATAATAAATCTTTTGGGAGACACAAAGATGACTGATATGCACAAGTGGAGAAAGAAAAGTTATTTAACTGTTAAAATTAGAGTTGATGATTCTTTTTTTGCTAAAACACCAGATTTAAGTGGTTCTAGTGAATATCCATTTACAAGTGATGCTAAAGTAAAAATAATGGATATGAAATTTGATAGACACACCATTGAAATGGATACCAACCTAGATAAACCTGCCCATAAAGAAGAAAAACCTACCTATTAGTTGCCCTCTTGGAACAATATATGTTTGTAAATAAAGAATTAATACAACACCTAGATAAACTTTTCCCAAATAAAGTACCAGATATTACTGAAAATGAAAGACAAATTTGGTTTAAAGCTGGTCAAGCTAGTGTTGTTACATACTTAAAACAACTAGAACAAGAGCAAAATAACAATATATTAGATTTAACATTAATAAAGAAAGATGAATAATTATGTGTTTTTCACAACCTAAAGCCCCGCCCCCACCTCCTGTACCAGCTCCTCCAGCTACGGAAGTAAATGCTAGTCAGGCTACACTTAGAGAAAAAGCCCCACAAGCACCTGCTTCTGCTACATCTACACCTTTGAGTGTAAGTAAAAAAAGAGGTAAATCAGCTCTAAAAATAGACTTAGACCAGTCTAATTTAATGAGTGGCGGTTCTGGCGTCAATATCCCCTAATAGTACAAAATAAAATATGGAACAAAACCTAACAGCACGAGCTCGTTATTCTAAATTAGAAACGATACGTCAACCTTATTTAGATAGAGCTAGAGATAGTGCAGAATTTACAATACCATCTTTAATGGTTAGAGACGGTTATGGTAGTTCTACAAAATTATATACGCCATATCAAGGCATAGGTGCTAGAGGTTTAAATAATCTAGCTAGTAAATTATTATTGGCTTTATTACCGCCTAATCAACCTTTCTTTAGATTGTCTTTAGACGAATTTACAATTCAAAAACTTACTCAGCAAAAAGGTATGCAAGGTGAGTTTGAAAAAGCTATGGGTTCTATTGAACGTGTAGTAATGAATGAAATAGAAGTTAATAACTTTAGAACTTCTGTATTCGAAGCGTTAAGACAATTAATTGTTGCTGGTAATGTACTATTATATATCACACCAGAATTAACTACTAAAGTATACAAATTAGACGAATACGTAATTAAAAGAGATTCAGTAGGTAATGTTTTAGAAATTATTACAAAAGATAACACAAGTCTTTCTTCAGTATCGGAAGAAATAAGACAACTATGTTACGAAGAAAACGAAAAAGACAATCATTTAGATAAACAAGTTTCTATCTTCACGAGAGTGATTAGATCAGAAAATAAGAGGTGGCTTGTCCAACAAGAGGTAAAAGATAAAATCATACCTAGCTCCATTGGAAGTTATCCACTCGACAAGTCACCTTTTATACCTTTAAGATACACATTAACAAATGAAGATTATGGTAGAGGTTTCGTAGAGGAATACATTGGAGACCTTAGATCTTTAGAGGCTTTATACAGAGCTGTAGTAGAAGGTAGTGCTGCTGCTTCTAAAGTTTTATTTTTAGTAAGACCAAATGGTACAACTAGAATTAAAACTTTATCTGAAAGTCCTAACGGTGCAATAAGAGAAGGCGATGCTAATGATGTAACTACTTTACAGATGAATAAATCTGCTGATTTCTCAATAACATTCCAAACAATTAGAACTATAGAAGAAAGATTAACATATTCATTTATGTTAATGAATAGTGTACAAAGACAAGCAGATAGAGTTACAGCTACAGAAATAAGATTATTAGCTGACGCATTGAATGATAGTGTTTCTGGTTTATATTCTTTATTGTCTCAGGAATTACAATTACCTTTAATTTCTCGTTTGATGTATCAAATGGAGAAAAACAAAAGATTACCTACACTACCTAAAAATAGTATTAAAGTAAAAATAGTTACTGGATTAGAAGCACTAGGTCGTTCTTCTGATTTACAAAGATTAAATACTTTTATTCAACAATTAACTCCATTTGCACAAGAATTATTTAAGTATGTTAACTTTGATGAGTACGTTAAACGAGTAGGTACTTCATTAGGAATAGACATGGAAGGATTAATTAAATCACCAGATCAATTACAAATGGAAGAACAAATTGCACAACAACAAATGATGATGCAACAGGCAACACCAGCGGTAGTTAAAGAAGGTGCTGGAATAGTTAGGGATAGTTTTAAAGCTAGGGGAGAACAACAACAACTAGAACAACAACAAGGACAATAACACATGGGCGAAACAACTACAGTAAATATAACTCCTACAGCTAACGTTGAAACACAAGAATACAGAGATAGTATGGTTCAAAAAATTGAACAAGCTAATACTGCTCCTCAACCAGCTTTACAACCAGTAGCTACAGAAGAAATTAAACAAGAAAAAATACTTGGTAAATTTAATTCACAAGAAGATTTAATTAAATCTTATCAAGAATTAGAAAAAAAACTTTCTTCTAATAATACTTCTGCTCCTAAAACAGAAAATAAAAATCCTTTACAAGCACAAGCAAAAACAGAACAACCATCTGCAATTAGTTCTGTATTTCAAACTGCTGAACAAGAGTTTAATGAAACAGGTCAAATAAGTGATACTACTTTAGCATCACTAGAAAAATCTGGTCTTCCTAAACAGTACGTAGATAATTATTTAAAAGGTTTAGAAGCTCTTGGAGAACAATTTCAAAACAAAGCCTACTCAATCACAAAAGGCGAAGAACAATATAAAGCTATGACTGATTGGGTTGCCAATAATTTAACAGAAGAAGAAGTAGACGCATTTAATAGAGGAGTTGCAAGTGATGACTCTACTGCTTTATTTACTATTAAAGGTATGTATGCTAGATACAATACTGAAAGTAAAGAGCCTAGATTAAATTTAGGTCAATCATCTTCTTCAAATTCAACTGGAGAAAGATACGAAAGTGTTGCTCAATTAAAAGAAGATATGAAAAATCCTCTTTATCAAAAAGACCCAGCTTTCAGACAAAAAGTTGAATTAAAATTATCTAGATCAAATATTTTATAGAAATTCTTTCGGGTTAATTAGTTAGACCCGACTGATGTTAACGCTTACCTAAAGTCTTAACCGTCCTGAGGGACGACAATTTTGTTACCTAAATAAGCTGTTTTTAAACTTAACTAAGCAACTTAACTTATAAGAAAGGGATATATAATGTCAAATTATACTCCTTCGTACATAGGTCAGGCTGCTGGTGCTGGCGATCAAAATGCTCTATTCCTGAAATTGTTTTCAGGCGAGACTTTGACTGCCTTTGAAACAGCAAATACTGCCCTAGATAGAACTATGGTTCGTACTATAGCTAACGGTAAAAGTGCAACGTTTCCAGTATTTGGAAAAGCGTCTGCTGCTTACCACGCTGCTGGTACTGAACTAACTGGTTCATCAATAACTGGTAATGAAAGAATTATATCAATTCAAGATTTACTAGTATCTCACGTGTTTATTGCTTCTATTGAAGAAGCTAAATCATCTTGGGAAGTTAGAAGCATTTACGCAAAAGAAATTGGTATTGCTCTAGCTAATCAAATGGATAAACACATTTATCAAATGTTAGTGAAAAACGCTAGAGAAGGTGCTGCTGCTCCACAAGCTGCAGGACAAACTATAACTGACGCTGACTTTAACACAAACGGTGCTTCTGCTGCTGCATCAATTTATGCTGCTGCAAGATATTTAGACGAAGCTAACGTTCCAGCTGAAGACAGATATGCTGCTGTATCGCCACAAGCGTACTACAGTATGGTTTCTGATACTTCTGCTGCTGTAATCAATAGAGATTTCGGTGGTTCTGGAAGTTATGCAGATGGTAAAGTATTAAAGATTGCTGGTATTGAAATTGTTAAAACAAATCAATTACCATCAGCTAATATTACATCTGGCGTAGGTGTAGGTTCTATCGTTGGTTCTGGCGGTGGTTTAGGAGGAAACTTCTCTACTACTGTTGGTTGCGTATGGCACAAAAGTGCTGTAGGTACAGTTAAATTACTAGACCTATCAACAGAGATGGAATACTCTGCAAGACATCAAGGAACATTACTTGTTGCTAAATATGCAGCAGGACACGGTGTTCTAAGACCAGAAGCGTCTTTAGAAATTAAGACAGCTTAATTACCTTGTAATGTAAATTAAGATTGGGGGAATGAAAGTTCCCCCTCTTAATACAAAATTAAAATTATTTATTTATGCCTTTAACAGTAACATCAAAACTAGAAGCAGTTAATACTATGCTTACTAGTATCGGAGAAATTCCAGTATCTAGTATAACATCTGCTACTACTAATGATGTGTCTATCGCTATACAAATTTTAGATCACGTTTCTAGAGAGGTACAGTCACGTGGTTGGTTTTTTAATACAGATATTAATTATTCTTTAGTACCTAATAATAACAACGAAATTGCTTTACCAGCTAACGCACTAAGAGTGGAATTAGCTGAATCTTCTAGATTACATAATTATGTAGAACGTAATAGAAAATTGTACGACAGAGTTAACAATACATATACTATAACAAATACAGTAAAAGTTAATATTGTATTTTTATTAGATTTTGAAGAATTACCAGAAGTAGCTAGACATTATATAATGATAAGATCTTCTAGAATTTTTCAAGATAGAATGTTAGTATCTAGTGAATTACATAAATTTCATGAAGTTGATGAATTACAAGCCTATATGAATTTAAAAGAAACAGAAGGCGATATAGGTCGTCATAATATTCTTACAGGTAATTATGATGTCTATAGAGTATTAGATAGAGGAAATTACCAACCAGACAAATCTTCAATCGTTAATGAATAATGGCATCAAGATTAATTTCAACAAGTATTCCCAATTTGTTAAATGGGGTATCTCAACAACCAGATACAATAAGATTACCTAATCAAGCAGAAGTTCAGGAAAACGGTTTATCAGATGTTGTATATGGTCTTGGTAAACGACCACCAACTATACACGTAGCAAAATTAAATTCAGATACTTTTGAAAATAGTAAAGTACATTTTATAAATAGAGATAGCACAGAAAGATACACAGTATTAATCAATAATGGTTCTATAAAAGTTTATGATTTAAATGGAGTTCAAAAAACAGTAGTAGCACCTTCGTTAACTTATCTAACAACTACTAATCCATTAGAAGACATAAATTTAGTAACTGTTGCTGATTATACATTTATAGTTAATAAAACTATTACAGTTGCAAAATCTGGGACAGCGTCAACTGTTAGACCAGCAGAAGCAATTTTTTATGTTAAGAATGGTCAGTATTTAACTACTTATAAAATTGATATTGATGGTGTTAATAGAGCTAGTTATACTACTTTAGACAATAGTAATGCAAATCATGCTTCAAGTATTACAACAGATAACATAGCAACAGAATTATACAATGATTTAGTCGCAGCATTTCCTACTGGTTATACAATAGTAAGAGATGGTTCTATTATTTATTTTTCAAAAAATACAGGAACATTTACTGCTTCAGTATCAGATGGTTTAGGTGGGGATGGTTTAATTTTAGTAAAAGATAAAATAAAAAGTTTTTCTGATTTACCATATAAAGGTTATACTAATTTTGAAGTAGAAGTAGTTGGAGACCAAGGAACAGAGTTTGACAACTACTATGTTAAATGGGACGGGTCTGCTTGGGTTGAAACTGTTAAATCTGGTTTAGATAATAATTTTAATACAGCGACATTACCACATTTATTAATTAGAACTGCTGATGGTAATTTTAGATTTACCAAAGCTGATGGCTCTACTTACACAGTTAGTTCAATAACTTATACTACTCCAGTATATAACGGAAGAACTTGTGGCGATACAATAACAGCAAGTGATCCATCTTTTATAGGAAGTAAAATTCAAGATGTATTTTTCTACAGAAATAGATTAGGTTTTTTGTCAAATGAGAATGTTATATTTTCTAAAGTAAGTGAATTTTTTACTTTCTACCCAGAGACAGTTACTACTTCTTTAGACGACGACGCTGTAGACGTAGCGGTTAGCCACAATAGAGTTTCTAATTTAAAATATGCTGTAAGTTTAAATGAAGAATTATTATTATTTGCAGATCAAACACAATTTTTATTAAAACCAGAAGAAACATTAACCTCTAAAACAGTATCAATTAATCAAGCTACTGAATACGAAATTGACCCAATTTGTAAACCAATACCAGTAGGTAAAAATGTTTACTTCGCTTTTAAAAGAGGAAGTTATGCTGGTGTTAGTGAATATTTTATTTCGCAAGACCTACTAACTAAAGAAGCACAAGATACTTCTTTAAACGTGCCTAGATATTTAACTGGTAGAATTAACTCATTAAAGGGGTCTACTACTGAAAATACTATATTTGCTTTTTGTAGCGACGAAAGAAATTCTTTAGGCGTATACAAATTTTATTTTGACGCTAATAATAGATCATTACAAAAATCTTGGTCTAAATATATATTTCCAAGTGGTACTGTTTTATTAGATGGAGATACTGTAGAAACATTTTTTTATTTAGTTGTAAAAAGATCAGATGGTACTTATTTAGAAAAAATAAATTTAAAAACAAACGAAGTAGATACTAATTTAAACTTTCCAGTTTTATTAGATAGAAAAGTATTATTAACAGGTTCATACAATTCTGGTACTAATCAAACTACTTTTACACTACCATACCCAGATACAAATACTAAAAACGTAATTCTAGGTGGTAGCTGGTCTTCTTCTTTAAAAGGAAGATTAATAGACGTAGTGTCTTCTACTTCAACAACTGTTGTTGTAGGTGGTGATTACTCTGCTAACCCGTGTTATGTTGGTAATAAATATACATTTAAATATAGATTTTCTACTTTTTATGTTAGAGAACAAAAAGGTAGTGGCTCGACATCTACTATAAATACTGGTAGATTACAGCTTAAAAAATTAAAACTAGTTTATGGAGATACTGGTTATTTTACAGTAACTTTATATCCAAGAGCTAGGACAGCTAGTGTGCATAAATTTACAGGACAAATACTTGGCTCTAGTAATTTTATATTAGGTCAACCAGTTTTAGAAAGTGGGGACTTTCAAGTTCCTGTTCAATGTCGTAATTTAGATATAGAAATGGAAATAACAAGCGACAGTTATTTACCTTGTAATTTCTTATCGGCTGAGTGGGAAGGGTTGTTTACAATTTTATCTTCACGTATAGCCTTATAATGAATATAGAAGAACGAAATACTAATACATTTGATATTTTAGATTTAACTGCTAATTTAAGAAAAGCAGATAGATTAGAAGTAGAAGCTATGACTGGTACTACTAAAATATATAATCAATTAAAAAATAGTATTTTACAATCAAGTTATGCAAAAAGTTTTTTAGTAGATAATAAAGTGGCTGGTATTTATGGAGTAAGTAAATCGCCATATAATAATCATATTGGTTATCCTTATTTATTATGTACTAATGAATTATATAAAATAAAAAAAACTTTTATTAAGAATTGCATTGATAGAGTTGATGAAATGCAATCTAAATTTCCTGTGTTATTTAATTACATAGATAGTAGAAATAGTCTACATATTAATTGGATTAAATATTGTGGGTTTAAAATAATCAACGACAAATATTTTAACAACGTTAAATTTTACGGTTTTATGAAAAAACGAGAGGACTTTTAAATTATGTGTAATCCAGCAGCATACGCTGTATTTCAAGTAGCATCAGCTGTTAATGACTATAACAACGCTAGTAACGCAGCTAAAGCTACTAACGCTAACTCAGAAGCTAACGCAGCTAGAATTAGAAACGAAGCTATATATAGTGATAATGCTTTAATTAGAAGAAAAGAAAGAGAAACTGAAAAAACTTCTTTACAAAAATTTCAAACAAACATTAAAGCTAAAAAATTACTTTCAGAAGCTAAAGTTGGTATTGGTGAGAAAAATATAGGTGGTAATATTACAGATACATTACTTGGAGATATTGAAAGACAAAGAGGTTTTGCTTTTTCTACTATTGATTCTAATTATGAAAATTATGTTAGGTCTATAGACGAAAATAGAGAAGCTGCTAATAGAGGCTATGTAAACCAAGTATTAGCGTTACCTAGGGCTGTTAGACCTTCATTCTTACCTTATGCTCTTAAAGCAGCTGGAAACGTAGCTTTAACTTACGCTAGTGTAAAAGCACCAGCAACCCCAGTTGGACAAACAACTGGTTATACTAAAGAAGGAATTAATTTAGATTCTTTATATAGTGGTCTTTCATAATAATTAAAATATGGCTAGAAAAATAAATACAGATTTAGGAATTAATGTCAGTTTAACTGATGCACCTGATGTAAAAACAGTTTCAGTTACAAACATTCCTTTACCAACTGGTAAAAATGATTTTGAAGTATTATCTGATGTATTAGGTCAATTTAATCCTAAAATACAAGAATTAGCTAAAAAAGATTTAGAAAGAGAAGCTGAGGCTGATTATGTACTAGGTGCTAATAAAGTTAACAGTATGACTTTAGAAGATGCTAGAAAAGCACACCAAGAAGGATTCCCAGATATTTATAATGGTTGGGCTAGAGTCGGTGCATACAAACAGTATGCTAATAATGCTAATGAAGAATTTTCTAACAATTTTAAAAAACGATATTTAGAAAATAGAAATAATCCAGAATATAACTGGCAAAATGATTACGCAGAGATTTCTGGTCTTTATATTAAAGATAAACAACAAGACCCATTTTTTCAAGCGGCTTACCAAAAAATAAATCAATCAACACAAAAATGGATTCAAGAAAAAGAATTTGAATTTCAATCTAAAGAATTAATAGACAGAGTATCAACTGATACTGCATACCAAATAAAATCTCTACCAGATAAGGTTATTGATATGCTAGATGCAGAGTTTAGAGATACAATCCCAGTAGAAACTTCTGGTAAAGATTTTTTACAAAGAAAACAAGAATACATACAAAATAATCTAGAAAGTAGATTTAATGATGAATTTGAAAAAATTAAAGCAAATTTAAACCCAGCTTTAACTAAAGTTCAATTTGACGATATTTTATTAACACAAGCACAAGCCCACGCTACTATGGGTGGTAACTATTCTCCTTTCTTTGTTAAAAAAATAATAGAACCAAAATCAGATGGCACACCAGCTATAATTGATAACCCAAGATTTACAGAAAAAGCAATTAGTGTTGTTAGTAAGTTAAATGAGTCTATAAAAGTACAACAATTTTATCAAAATTTAAAAACAAATAATACATCTACAATATCAGATGAAGATTATAAAAAATATTCTTCTCAATTATTTGATAATATAGTTAATCAGTATGTAGCTAATGGTTCTACGCAGGGTCAAGCAATACAGAAAGCTACTGAAGTTTTGTTACCTAGTCTATCTACTAATAGACCTATACCACAAATTAAACAAATATTAAATAGACCAATAGGTACTGTAGTAACTAACGACAATAGAGCTGCTTTAAATTTAGCTTTATTATTAGATAGTGCTGGTGCTTTACCAGCTTATTTTGATGGTTCTGAAAATAATAAAGATGCTATTAAATGGAATATGGCTGTTATGTTTTATAGAAACGGTGAAAACATAAATACAATTATACCTAAAATAGGTCAACTAGAACGTTCAACTAAAATTAGTCCATTAACTGATGCTGAGAAAAATACATTAGGTAGTACATTTAAAAATCTTCAAACTGTATACAACCAAGAATTAGTATATGGTGTAGCACAATATTTTAAAAGCACGGACACTAGCGGTACAAATTTAGAAAAATTAACAGAACAATACGTAGATAAATATTTCTTTAAAGATAAGGGTGGAAAATATATTTCTAAAAGTAAATTAAGATCATTAGGAATAACTGAAAACGATTACGACGATTTTAAAAAAGAAGCCATAATGTCTATTAAAGATAGTTTACCTAAACCACCAGCGGTAGAAGACAGTAAAAACGTGGGTAAGTTTGGTACTAATAAATTATTAAAAGAATATTATAAAAACAACCCAGATAAAATACCAAATACAACTTTTAACTCTGACAACTATGATTTCATAATTAACCCAGATAACAGGACAGCTTACTTTGTTTTAAATGATGGTACTAATTATTTTCAACCAGTTATGATGACTAATCAAAACGGCGAGGAAAGAATATTAATGTTTAATTTAGGAGACTTACAAACTAAATTTATTAATACAAAAAATACTCGTGATAATAAAAAGTTAAGATTAGCACAAGAAAAAGATAAAGCTATAAAAGAATTTATTAGTTTTAGTAATCCAAACGAATTACAACAACAAATAAGAAAAGCAGGATTTTAAATGGCTAATATAAATTGGGACTTTATTAAAGAAAAAGAAGGCGGTTCTCAAAATAATGGGTATGTACCAGAAGGCGGGGATAACTCTGGTGTAACAATAGGCTCTGGTTTTGATTTAGGTCAACAAACTGAAGAAACTATAAAAAACTTTGGTTTTAAAGATCAAAACATTTTAAATATCATTAGACCATATTTAGGTATTCAAGGTGCCAAAGCAAAAGATATTGCACCTAATTTAACTTTAAGTGATGAACAAAAATTTGATGTTGATTCATCTGTTAGGAATTACTACGAAAATAATATTATAAATCAATACAATTCTAAAAAAAGAAAGTTTAGTTTTGATGAATTAGACCCAGCAGTTCAAACTGCTATTGCTTCTGTCGGTTATCAATACGGAGATTTAAGAAGAACACCTAGATTTTTTGATGCTGCGTTAAACAATGATAGTGAATCTTTAGTTAATGAACTAAGAAACTTTAATGATAATTTTTCAACTAGAAGAAACGCAGAGGCAGATTACATTGTAAATAATATACAAGATATTAATTTAAAAAAAAACTTACGAATAATAACTGACCCATTAAATCCAGCACAAGCTGATGGTGAGTTATATATGGATAGAGTTTTTAAAACTTGGCAATATAAGCCAGAAGAAGCTCCTAGCTTTATACAAGGCTTAGGAACTGCTGCTAAATTAAACTGGATAATACCTAGTATTTGGAGAACTGTTACTGCTCCTACTTTTGAACCAGACCCTAATTTTTCTTTGATTAATAATGAAAAAGAAATTAAAAAAATATTAGATGAAAATAATATTGATTCTGCTTATTTTGATTATTTTGTTGGTGCTGTTTCTATACCACATTTTTTAACATTAGTAGATAGAGTTAAATACGAACAAGACCAAAGAGCAGAACTAGCAAAGATGGGCTGGAAGGGATTAGCAGCAGACGTAGGTTCTTGGTTTTTAGACCCAGTAAGTTTAGCTTCAGGTGTTGGTATTGTTAATAAAATTACTGGTGCTGGTTCTTATCTATCTAAAGTAGGTAGAATGGAACGCTTTACTAAGGCTGGATTAATAGTTGGTGCAGAACAAGGTGTATTAACTTCTGCTGTAGCTATGGAAAGTCCTAGTGTTGATTTAAATACAGTATTAATATCGGCTGCTTTAGGTGGTACTCTTGGAGGCAGTATATCCGCTATAAGAAAAGCACAATTATCTAGAGTAGCTAAAGATGTTGAGGCTGCTGAATTAGCAGAAGAAGGTGTTAAACTTACTAAAAAAGGTGAAGAAACTTTTGCAGATTTAAAAACATCTAAAATATCTGCTGAAGATGTTATTAATACCTCTGATATAATAGACCCTAGTGTAGTAGTTGATAAAGATATTATATTTCCTTTTCTTAGAAATATTCCTTTCTTTAACATAATACCAATATCTAAATCTAGTGCGTTAGGTGGTAGTAAATCTAATTTAGCTAAAGCGTTTAGTTTTGCCACACTAGAAGATAATATTGGCTGGGCATATAAAGGAGAAGGTAAAGTATCTCAAAGATTAGTGTCTCAACCAGACACAGTAGAACTTATTAAAGACGCATACTTACATAAATATTTAAATAACGTTTCACTAGAAGTTAGAACAGCTTTAAATGATTATTTAAAAGAGCAAGGAATGACTGGAGTAATGGGCTTTTTTAAACGAGCTGTTAACATTACTGCTAGACAAGATTTTATGCAGAAAGTTACTAGAGCTATTAGAACTTTCGACCCTAAAAATACTAACGCAGAAGATAAAGCATTATTAAGTAACCCACACATAGCTAAAGCAGCTAACGCTTATGCAAACGCATTTGAACAATGGGCTAAAGAATTAAAATCAAAAGGTATTGAGGGTGCAGAATTTAATATTAATAGAGGTTATATACCTAGAAGATTATCGCTTGAAAGATACGAAGCATTAAAGAAAAAAATAGGACAAGATGGCGTAAAAGATTTAATTGTTATGGCTATCTTAGACAGACAAAAATATATGTCTGTAGCTAAAGACGCAGAATTAAAAGCCTCTTTAAATGTAAAAGATATTAAAAGACCTAGAGTAAATAAAAATTTACCAGACGATCAAAAATTAGGTGCTGATTGGGAAAAGAAAATTCGTGAAGAAGAATTAAAGAAAATGGCTGGTAACGCCGATGCCGAAGATTTTATTAGTCCTGAAAAAGCTGATTTAATGGCACAGGCTATTGTTAATTATTTAAAAAATTCAAGAAGACAAAGTGGTTTTGATTTAGAAGCCCTACTAAGAGTAAAAGACGCTGATAAATTAAAAGCATTTTTTCAAGAAGCGTTCCCACACTTAGATGATGCTGAGATATCTATGATGTCTTCTAATTTAGCTAGTGTAGTTAAAACACTAACTTCAGGAAGATTAACAGAAAGAATTAAATTAAACGAAAGTTTTGAAGCTACAATTAAAAATCAAAAAGTTAGGTTAGATGAACTTTACGAAAACAACGTAGATATTTTATATAACGACTACACACAGGAAATGGCTGGTTGGTCAGCTTTAAGTGATAGATTAGGAATTAAAAGTAGAGATGCTTGGTATGAAACTTCAAATAGAATTATTGAAGACATAGAAAATAACTATAATGCTAATGGTGGTTTCTTTGAAAAAATTAGATTACAAGAAGAAATTAAAACTGTTAGAAGTGTATTTGAAAATTTAATGGGTAGGTCAGCTGAAGTAGACCCATCAAATCCTTGGGCTTCGGCTTTAAGAAATATTAGAAGATATAACTTTGTTAGGGTATTAAACCAAGTAGGTATTTCATCTTTACCAGAACTTGGGGTTGTTATTTCAAGTAGTGGTATTAAAACATTTGCACAAAATATACCAGAGTTTGGTAATATTATTAGAGAAATGCAACTTGGTAAACCATTACAAAGCACTTTCTTTAAAGAATTAGCTACTATAAATTTTGGTAATGGAGATGAATACCTTTACAGAATAGCACACGCTAGTGAAGCACTAGATCAAAACACAGCTGTTCAAGCTATGGGCATAGCAGCTAAAGGAAGTAATTTATTAACAGCTGCCGAAAAAGTAACTACTTGGACTTCTGGTTTAACTCCTGTTGATACTTTCCTAAGAAAATTAGCAGTTAGAACTTTTGTTGATAAGTTTGCTGACGATATGTTTAAATTAAAAGCTAGTAATTTTGATTTTACAACAGTTAATTTAAACAGATATAAAGTGTTAGGATTTACTGAGGCTGAATTAAAAAGATTTGCTAAAGAATTTACAAACGGTACTGTAACAGTTGAGAAAACATTTTGGGGTACTAAAGTAAAACAATTTAATTTTGCAAATTGGAAAGATGAAGATTTATTATCTACGTTTGCAAACAGATTAAATAGACACACTAAAAGAGCTGTTCAATATAATTTTATTGGAGACACAAACAGATTTTTTGGTGATGAAACTTTAGGTAAAACTATTGGTCAATTCCGTCAGTTTGTTATAACTGCTTGGTCTAAACAATTTTTACACAACGTAGCTCTTGCTGACTTTAGAACATTTAGTATGTTTGCTTATACTAGTATGTTAGCTACTATGGCTTACTTAGGTCAAACTCATTTTAATACACTAGGAATGGGAGATAGACAAAGAAAAGAATATCTAGAAAAAAGATTAGGTAAAGACGGTGATTATAGTAAATTAGGTTTAGCAGCTTTTCAAAGAACTGGTTGGTCATCTTTAATACCAGCTTATGCTGATATATTTACTTCTCAAATGGCTCCTGAGTATAGATTTAATACTCGTAGTAGTGGTCTTGAAGTAAATTTAATTACTGGTAACCCAACTTATGATTTACTTTCTTCTGGTGCTGATGTTATGGGTTCATTTTTAAAAGCAACTAGAGATAATTATAGTTTTTCTAAAATAGATGCTAGAAGACTTACTCGTTTAATAGCTTTCCAAAATAGTTTTGGAATAAGTAATATTCTAAATTTATTTATAGATAAAAGTCCTTTACCAGATGAAGGTAGAGTAAGATTATATTAACAATAACAAATAAAATATGTCATTTGCAATAGTCAATTATACTGGGAATGGTAGTACGACTACGTATTCAATTACGTTTCCTTACATTACATCTTCTCACGTAATAGTAAAAATAGATAACGTACTTAAAACAGCTGGAACAGATTATACATTTCCTACTAGTTCAACAATACAATTTACAGTAGCACCAGCTAACGGAACTTCTATTTCTATTTCTAGATCATCTAGCCGTTCTACAAGATTAGTAGATTATCAAGATGGTGCGACAATTACTGAGGCTATATTAGATCAAGATAGCAACCAGTTATTTTATATATCACAAGAAGCATTTGACACAGCTGATAATGCTTTATTATTAGATACAGATAACAAGTACAACGCAAATTCAAAAGTAATTAAAAACGTAGCTAACCCTGTTAATGCCAACGATGCAGTAAATAAAACATATTTAGAAAACACGTGGCTATCGACTGCCGATAAAGCAACACTAACAAACTTAAATTCAAACATAGCTAGTGTTAATGCAGT